CCCATTTCTGCAAATGACTCACCAGTGTTACCTAGTGCTTCCGCTTCTGCAGTATCGTATGCGTCACCTGTTACAGGAACGTATGTGCCACCTGAGTCAGCGATTGAGCTGTCTGTGTCGGTGTCTGTTGCGCCTGCAAGACCTGATGGTCCGCGTGAGCCGTTACCTGTTGCAGAGGAATCACCTGAATAGTTGACTTCTGCTTCGTTGAACAGTGCTTCTGTACCTTGTGCGATACCAGCTTTTTCTGTTTTGTACAGTGACTTCATTGCGAAGATCAAGCCTGTTGGGCCTGACATCGGCTGAACGCCACAGATATCGTATGCCATCAGATTTGGCATAGAACGACGTACCAGTGAAATAAGTACTGGGTTCCAGTTAGCAGCAGCGCCTGTGCTGTTTGCTGGGGTTTCTGTCAGATGCTGTTGCTCTGCCAGGGCCTTTTCGGTGTTTTCCAGAACAGCTGCAGTAACCGAACGCTTGTGGGCGTCTTTAATTGTACCTGCAGACTCTTCGTTCAATACCGGAGACCATTTCTCTACGAGACGATCATAAGTTTCCATAATTGGATCTCCTAATTACTTAATTGTTTTTCTTAGTGCATTAACGTATTGTGCCATTGATTCTGATACTTCGACGGTTTCATCACCATCTTCTTCTGTTTCTTCTTCAATGATGGAACTTGCGGTTTTCTGACCGAAATATGATTCTTTCAGTGTAGCAACTTTCTGTGCGAAATCTTCTTCGCTTTCAAAAGAAACTGACTCTGCAAGGCTCGATAGTTTTTCGACCTGAGTTTCTGCTAGATCTTTTGACGCTTCACGAATAATCGCTTGACGCTTATAAGATTGTAGCTCTTCCTGTAGTTCCATAGTTTGCGATACTGCAACATTAAACTTTTCTTCAAGTTCTTCGTGTGCAGTAGCGAGTTCATCAACGAGGTCAACTTTACCTTCAGGAACTTCAATGTAAGACTCTTCGAAAGCTGTTTTTAGCTTGTCCATGAATCCTTCTGCGATCTCTGCACGTAGTCCAGATTGGATCGCTACTTTGTTATCTTCCATCCAGTTCTCAACCACGTAGTTGAGGTAGCTATCAACTTTTTCGACTAGATCGGCTTTAACTGTTGAAACTTCTTCATCAAGCAATTGCTTGTATTCTGTTTCCAGTCTGTCGATCTCTTCGGCAAGTTTTGTTTTAACCGCTGCTTCAAAGATTACGGCTGTTTTGGCTTTAAAGTCATCTGACAATGTCGCCTCAGATTCCACCAGGGCATTTAAGTCTTCACTAAAATCCCCATTAAAATCTACATCTTCTGCTTTCATGCCTGCTGGTGCAGCCACTTTTTGCATTGGTTCGCTGTTACTCTTATCGCCTTTACGGCCTTTGGCTTTTGGGCCTTTGGCTTCTGCAGCATCAACAGATGCTACCGATTGAGCTTCAGCATTCTTCGGATCGTGAGCTTCTTCGATTTCCTCGTCGAGCTCAACTTCTTGATCTTTTACTTGATCAGTCATGTTAGACTCCTTAATATTGCTGTGTTTTCAGTAACGAGAGGAAATTCTTATACTCGCGAACCTGCGTTTCGTATAGATCCGCACGCGGAGCACGTTTAATTTCAGTCTCTATTTTTTCAATTTCTCGAGCTTCAATGATGCCATTATTCCAGATCCAATCTACACCTTCCATTATTCCATTAACAAAAGCATTTGGTGCAGAAGGATCTTGTACGATATCAACCGTATTAAGCATAAAGTCATCTTTGACGTACATAGTTCCGTTACGTTGCTCGAGGCTACCCATTCCACGAGTTGAGACACCTAGTTGAACACCACCTTCAAGCAAACCTTTTACGATATTACCCATTGGAGTATCCAATATACGCGCCTTTCCCATAACATCATTTCCCTCAAATTTAAGTTCCGTGATCTTATGGGATACTTTATCCAAGTTAACAGTGGGCCCTTCAGGGTGATTTAACTCACCAACCGCTCTGTCCTTGGAAACCTGTTCATCGACATATTTCTTAACGGCAGATTCCATAACTGCCTTAGGATATATTCGACCATTTCGATTCTTAGATTCAGCTTGCATAAAGACACCTTCAATGACATGGGTCTTTGAACCGTCTTCTTTTTTTTCAACAATGCACTGAACATCAGTTTCAGTATATTCTGTAATTAGCTTCATCTAACAATCCTATTAATTATTATTGGTATTATTTATGATAAAATAAACTCTGATATTTTGATGTGATTAATCTTCTTCTTCTTCTTCTTCTTCGGACTCTTCAGCCTCTACTTCAGCTGCAGCTGCTTCGAGCTCCTCGTCGGAGATATCATCCATATCCTCATCGTCAGTAGACTCTTCTTCAGCTTCTGCACCATTAAATATTTGATCAGCCATACTAATCTTCTCTTGTTCTAATGCATCTGAAACTTTAGTGTCCATTAAATCACTAAAAGTAACCGTGGCTTTACTAAAGTCCTGATTCTGAACCTGGTTGATAAAATCATCAATATTCACTTCCATTACTAACTCCTATTTTTTAAATGGATAATAGATTCCTGTTGCTGTTGTTCATCCTCTTTTGGAATCTCGCCAGACTTTTCTTCGTCCTCTATTTGCTTTTTCATATCTTCAATCGCATCGTCTTCTAGATGTAATACATTCTTCATGACCCACTCTTTAGAGAAATAGTCCCCAACATACTGTTGCATATTATCTAGGGTCTGTAGTTTATTCTGTAATATCTCTGCATCTTTTAGTTCAGTGAAATGGTTATCACGAACATAGTCCACATGAATATCTTGCTTCCAACTATCCCAATCTTCCTCAGTAATAATAGACTTCATAATCAATTGCTTTTTTAGGATTTCTGTAAACAACATTGAAAAGCGACGTCTTAGTCTATCGATAAACTTTTGAAATTTAAGTTCATCACGTGTAATCTCAGTGGCTCTTCCTAAATTAAACTGCGCCTCTGGTTCCAGCCTATTAATTGGAACGTTTAATGATCTATATAGTCTTTTTTGAAAGTAAAGAATATCGTCAATCTGACCTAGATTTTCACCACCAGGAAGTGTAGTAATCTCTGTGCCACGACCACCTTCGCGCCTGGGCAGCCAAAAGTCTTCAAGCATTGACATATGCTTGCGATCATCTCTAATATTACCGGTGTTGGCATCGTATACTAGCTTATTGCGGTAGCGAGACATAATATCTTTCATATATGTCTCTGCCTTACCCCGTGGTAAGTTACCCACATCAATATAGAAAATTCTACGCTCTGGTGCTCTAGCAAGTCTATAAATGACTAGCGAGTCTTCCATCATCCGTAATTGGTTAATTGGTTTTAATGCTTTATGTAGATATGAAACTACTTTTTTCCTAGTTTCATCTAAAAGTCCGGATGTTACATATGATACAGAATCATTACTTAGTCTAACACCTTGGGTTTGCTGTCCTGGCTTTTCTTGATAAATATAAAATTCGTTTACATTCTCAACAAGTGTTGCACCAGTGACGGAATCTTTTTTCTTTTTAACTTCTTTAACCTTACGGATTTTAGAGGCATCAATTGGTCTAATCTCTTGAATACCTGCCTTTAAATTCTTTTCGTCTACTACCAAGTGGTGGTATATTCTACCATCTACGTACCAACGTCTAAAGATGTCATGACCCAGATCTGTGAACTTTAGCATAGAACAAATAGTATCAAACTCTTCGTTTATTACCTTTTTCAGTTGATCACTTAATCCTTCCACGTTATCTAAGATAAGTGAAACCGGTGAGCCTTGGTTATTTGTAATAGATTCATTGACAATATCTTCAATCGCTGCATCAACCTCTGGATGGATTGCTACTGCACGATATTGCCTAATGTTCTGGTGATTATCCTTTGAATGATCACCTTCCCCTAGGTTAACATATGTTCCATAATGCGAGCCGGAAGCCGTGACATATCCTGCCCCGTCATCGTCTGTCGGTGGGACAATCGATTGTAACTTCTCAGCTGATTTATCCTTAGCTCTTTTAATTTCAAAGCCGAATAATCTTAATCCAGTACCCTCAGCCATATTTTATCCTAATATTAAAGTGGTGGGAGAGGCCGTTTCCGGCCTCTCTTTACTATATTTATACGCTTAAGAAGTAGTCGCTGATTCCCAGTATTGTACTTGGAATTCCACTGTGAATCGTTCGATTTCATCTGTTGCCTGATAGGTAACATCAATCGGACTAAGCGCAGTTGGGAAACAACCTCTAAAGTTGTAAGTCTTTAGTGTTGAACCATCTTTATCCAACTGCTCAACAACTAAATCAGCTTCATAATCTACTGGATTTGTTAGACCAGTATTTGCACTGTGTGCATTCATACCGTTCATCCAACGCTCCAAAGAGTTACGAATACTAAAGTCAGTATCGTTAATGATAGTTGGTGTCCATACATCGAATGTACGATCACCAGCCATTTTTAATTGACGACCACGAAAAGGAACAATAATTGTACCCATTGTCGACGCTGGTAACTGAGCTGCCTCACATAAGAATGAGGATAGTTCTACGTCACCGTTTGCATAACCGGGGAAGTTGATAGTTGCCTTAAATAAATTAGGGCGGGCACCACCACCGCGAAGCTTTGCTTTAAAATCATCTACGCCTAAAACTGCCATCTTTTATCTCCTTATACCTGTAGCCCAGCGACTTCTTCGAAGTCGACACCAGATCTAACAGCAACAAAGTTTAGAGTGATGTAGTTGATTGAACGTGCCGGCTTGATGAAGATATTAGCAACAAACTCGTTTCTATCAATGATAGCTGGAGTGTTGTTTGTCTCATCACATACGACACGGAAGTCTGTAATACCACGACGCCCTTTGATCTCTCTTAGGAACGGTTCCGTAATATTTACGAACTCTGCTCTTGTAAACTCATCGTTTAGTTCAAACAGTGTGTTGCGTGCTGCCAAAGCGATTGCTCTTTCTACGACATTAAATAGACGACGTACATTGATACGATCAAATGCACTTGGTCTGTTCATATGTGTTTTATCACCATAAAGCAAAATGCCTTGTCCTGGTAGATTTGCGATTGGGTTAATACCTGCTTTGTACAACGTATCTCTTTGAGATTTAGTTGGCGTATAAGCAAGTGATGTAACACCTAAATATGCACCACGACGAGAACCTGCTGGAGAGAACCATGGAGCTGAATTTGCATCTGAAGCTGCCATAATACCTGCTGTTGCGCCAGCTGCCGGGATGTTAACATATTTGTCGTTATATTTATCATAGACTTTTAGATGGTTATTATCGACAAATAGATATGAGCTATATGTGTATCCAGCTGCTTCAGTAGTAGTTGCACTTACCGGATTTGCGTTACCTACAACGCTACTTGAATGCGGTGAAGTAATAACCACGCAGTCTTTACGTGTTTCTTGAGCTGTTGCAACCAGATCGTTTACAACAGTTTGTTGATTTACTGTGCTATCCATATTCGGTGCGATTAAGAAATCTACTTGGATAGTGTCTTTATCCTCAAACACATCATGCGCGGAGCTAACGTTTGCTGTAGTTCTTTCGCCTTTAGCACCATTAGATAGCCCGAAGTCTCCAGATACTTGAGCAGTATTAATACGAATGTAGTTGGATCCTCTATTCACAACATCTTTCTGATAGTTGGATGATCCATCTGCATTTGTAGCACCAGCTGTTGTACTAACAAACGGATATCTTTCTAGTACAGTACCTGCTGTACCAGTAATACCGCCATCAGAATCTAGAACCAAAACGTGTGTTTCTTGACCGGTTGGTGCTGCATCAAATTGTGCTTTATAAGATGCGGCCCACGAAGACCATCCTGCGGAATCTGCAATCTTTACTGCAAGATTATCGCCTAATGGGCCTGAATGTTTAGCCAGGATATTTGCGGTCCAAGTACCATTATCCCAGTCATCATCATTCTTTACCAATTCACCGGCACCGCTATCTACGGCATTGAGTGCACCGGAGTCTGCAGTACGTACAACTTGTAAAGCTGATGAGTATCTTAAAAAACTTGCTGCGGTTAAAAAGTCAACCGCGTAACTGTCGTCGGGTGAACCAAAGGTTGAGGCAAGTGTAGCTTCGTTATCTACTAAGACTGCCTGTTCCATCGGGCCCCAACGGAAACTTCCAGCAAATGCGCCAGTTGTAGATTGAACGTTGGGAACACCACCGCTTAAATCTACTTCTTTGACGACAATGGCTGGAGATTCGGAAGGTGCGCCTATTGCCATGTTTATTTTCCTTTTCCAGAGATCGAATTATATGTTTTCATTATACGGATGTTCAATACGTACTATTTATGATTTCTAAAATTTAGAAGCTTCCGCCCCATTCTTCGACCCATTTTTTAGTCTGCCAATTATCCTCATCTTCGATCTGTTCAATATAGCCAGATGCATCATCTATAAAGCCAAATGGAACCACATCTTCTTCGATCGCTTTTAATTTCTGCTCAAATAGCATATTCTTAATATCAACATCTGTCAGCTGTTGGAAATAATTACCGGTAGCAAAGTAACCAAACATAACCAAGTTCATCATAAGGTCATCGTGGTTACCATTACTGGCTTCAAATGACTGCCCCCTTGAAACAAATGTGGATATTTCTAAAATAGTGTTTTCATCCACAATATCTAGCTTACCTTCTTCAAGTAAGTCCTTAATACCAGAGCATCCTAATCTTTTAACCTTTCTATTCATTTCTACCCCTAGCCGGTCAGACTTTACGGTGGATTCAATGAATAGGTTTTCATATTCTAGTTCATGATATAGTCCATTGGTAACCAAGGATCCTTGGTCATTTGATTCTACTACCACCCAAGCCTCATTATAGAGCCGTGCAAATTTATAAATAAGATTTGGGAAGAGNAATGGAGAAATAAGATTGTCGCGATATACAGCGACTTGCCTAAATGGAGTTGAGCTAATATCGATCACGTTAAACGTAGAATAGTCCTGACCTCTTCCCTTCGATACATCCACTGTCATTACATATTGATGTGCTGGATCCGGATCCTCATAGATCCACACCCTATTACCTTCGATTAATCTTTTTGGCGGTTTAGCCCTAAAGTTCATAAGAGTTTCGGCATTAATAAGTGTGTTACCAGTTCCAAAGAAAGTATTACCAAACTCTTGATCAAACTGTAACTGTGA